CTTACCAGAGCCTTCTTCCTGTTTTACGTTGTTGATATACACAAGAAGCTCTTTGCCGTTTGCTACGGCTCTATCAAGCGTATAGCCTGTGCTACCGTCACCTGTTATGGTTTGGGTTACAAAGGCTTGAAACTGTGTGGCTAGTTCATTCCCTAGATATGGCATTATACATCTTGCTCCATGTAGCTCATTGTTACTGACACCTTGTCAGCGACAGAACAGGCAACCTTTATGATGTCACCTGCGTTTGCAACAATCTTGTTACCCTGTAGTAATTCAAATGTAGAACCTACAGGTATTGGTACGTCCTTTATAAGATGTGTTGTAGTGTTTTGTGTCTGTGATGTTTGGGTTGTTGTACTTGTAAGCTTTACTGTAGCTGTCACCTGAGATGTGTGTACATTAGCCAACATCATTCCTAATATAACAATGGACTTACTGCTTTGCACAGTATACAGAGTTTCGTCTGTATCTGCACTTGCAGACATTACATCCCTTGTTATTACTTTAAATACGTTTGCCATTTGTTATCTCCTTATCCTAATGCTATGGCTAATGCTACTGCTTCGTCAGCTATTACTGAATTTAGTGTTGCTCCATTTACTGTTATCGCATCTGCTTCAAGTGTTCCATCTATGTCAGCGTCCCCACTGATATCTAAACTTGTTGCGTCAACTTCACCTGCTACTGTTAGAACTCCACTAGCCACAGTCATTAAGTCTGTGTCACCAGTGTGTCCAATAGTTGAACCATTTATAATTACGTTGTCTACTGTAAGAGTGGTTAGTGTTCCAAGTGATGTTACGTTTGCTTGTGCTGCAGTTTGTAATGTACCTGCTAGTTGTGTGGCTGTAAGTCTTCCTGTGCTTGGATTGTATGTTAAGTCTCCATCACTTTCTAATCCTATGTTACCACCGTCTACATCACCACCTGATGTAAATATAATAGCGTTGTCTTCATTTGTGCTTTCGTTGTCACTAATGGTTACTGTTGTTGCTACGGCTGCTGTAGTTGCGTTTGCTACTGTTACTCCTGCAATCACGGTGTTAAGTGCTGTACCGTTTACTGTGATGGCATCAGCTTCTAGTGTGCCGTCTACATCCACATCACCTGATATGTCTAGTTCACTAGCTGTGAGTTTAGCTGTCTGTAAATCTTCAAAGCTAGAGCCTAACTTTAATTCAAACTGTGGTCCTGTAGTGTTGTAGGTAAATGTAGCATCATCACCACTACCACCTTCTATTGTTATACCTGCACCATTTATAACAGCAGATGTGCTGTTGCCACTGTCTAGTACGATGTTATGGTCATTTAGATTTACAGTGGTTGAATTTACCGTGGTTGTTGTTCCTGATACGGTTAAGTCACCTGTAACAGTCAGGTTGTCTGCTACAGTTACTTCAGATGTACTGTGACCTAGTGTTATCGCAGTTCCTGATATGCCTGTACCTATCGCTATAGACTCACTGCTGTTACCTGTGTCTACAACAAAATAATTATCAGAACCTTGCTTGATTGTAAACGCTGTAGCTGAGTTGTCGGATACAGCTATATTTATATCTGTTGCGTCAGCACTTATAGAGTCAACAGCAATGTCACCCACGTTGGTTATGTTGTTATCATTGAAAGATGTAGCACCAAGAGAGACTGTGCCTGTGGCTGTGAGGTTGCTAGAACCTATATCTATCGCACCAAAGCCAGATGATATAGCACCACTATTTAGTGTGCCTACAGTCGTTACGTTAGAAAGTGTATCTAGGGCTGACTCAAAGTATGTTTCAAAATCAGTTAGGGCAAC